AAGCAGTGGTATCAACGCAGAGTACTGCGTAGCTGTAGAAGACCGCACAGCGGCAGGCCTCGCCGCCGGCGCAGTCAGGATTCGGCACCCAGCCAGCGGCTTCGTCGAGGTCGGTCGTGATGGTGCCGTCCATCGCCTCGCACTCGTCGCAGGTCGTCGAGTCGAGGATGGTCGAATACTCCGCTTCGCTGATCACATCGCGCTGGGCGGCGGCCTGGTCTGAGCGACCCAGGGCCATCACCCGGCCGATGGTGCCGCCGGCGCTCAGCGCCACAGCGTCCGATGTCTGGTCAAGGGCGTCCTCGGCGGCCGCCATCGTCTCGGCGGTGACGCTGATCGACAGGACGTGACGGGCGGCCCCGGTGAGCAGGGCGGCGCCGATCATGCGGGCCAGCACCTGCGCCTGGTCGTCGATGTATGCCAGGCTCGCCTCGTCGTCGTTCTCGGGCGCCGGCGCCGGCAGCGGCAGCGGCAGCGGGCCGACCAGCGGGCGATCGGCCATGGTCAGACCAGCGTCGGTGCCGCGGCGCTCATCCATCTCGTCGGCGATCACCGGCTGGCCCAGGCGCTGGCGATCCAGCTCCGAGGCGACCTGGGCGCGCCCGGCCTGGTAGTAGCTCGTCATCGCCGTCTTGATCTCACGGGCCAGCACGTCGAGCTGGGGCGGCGCCGAGGCCGCGAAGGCCGCCGCTTTGCCGGCCTGCTGGGCCGCTGTGGCGCGTTTGAGCAGCTCTGCGGCCAGGGATGCCCTGGTGTCGGCTGTGGCCTCCAGGACGGCCCGCTTGGCGGCCTCAAGCTGGGCGTCGAGGTCGGCCAGGTCGACGTACAGCTCCTTGCCGCGCGGCGCGCGCTTCGTGTAGCTGCCGCTGGCCAGCAGCAGGGCGCCCTCGCCGTGAGTGACGTCCGCTGTGGTGGCGCCCGTCTTGTTGGGGTCGCCTTGCATATCGCCGGGCTCCGGTGTGGCCGCCGGCGTGATCGGGTCGGGCTGGCCTGGAGCTGGCTGGGTCGCCGAGCCGGGCACCGTCTTGAGCGCCACGCGCTGGGCGACGTCGCCCACCGGGAAGTCGATCTCGTTACGGATGAAGTCCTCAAGGTCGGGCGTCGGGGTGATCAAGCCGCACATCACCAGCAGGTTGAGGCCTTGGGCGGCCATCACGATGTCAATGCGGTTGATGCGCCCGAAGCGCAGCTTGGGGCGCACCTCCTCGGCGTTCGGGTAGTTGTAGGCGGTCCACTGGTGGACCAGGCCGCCGTCGGCGTTGAAGGTGTCCTCGTAGTGGGCGGCACGGGCCTGGATCGACTCGTTGAGCAGGTCGCCGTATATCGTGCCGATGGCGGCGCCGCGGCCGCCGTTGGCTTCGGAGATGTCGAGCACCTGGCCGAGGCAGGCGGTTGACAGTTGCTGGTCCCAGTACTTGACAACCTGGAGGGCCTCGGCGAGCCGGATGTTGGCCGACTCCATCTTGAAGTCGACCTGGGGCGGCATGCGGATCCCCATGCGCTCCGAGATCCTGAACTGTTCCAGGGCGTAGTCGATGTCGGCGCGCGTCTTGGTGTCGAGTGCGATCTGCTCCTTGGCCGTGGGCACGCCGCCCATCTTCTCCATCAGCAGGAGCATCTCGATCTCTGACTTCTCCTTGTTGTACCAGGGCTTGTAGAGGGGCCGCATCAGCGAGCGGCCGCGGAAGTTGTCGCCGTCGCGGCCGTAGGTGAACCACAGCAGCTTCTCGCCAGGGATGTAGACGTCGCTGCCGTCCGAGCGCCACTGCTGGACGCCGGAGACGCGGTCGTCCTGGACGTAGATCTGCCAGATGCTGCGCTGCGTACGCCATGACAGGCGATCGATGAAGACGTGACCGGAGCCAGCCTTGTCGACGCCCCAGACGATCTCGAAGCAGGAGAATCCATAGTCGGCGGCCAGGCAGGCGTTCTCTAGGAACGTGCGCCACGAGGTGCCCATGTGGTCCATCAGGTCCTGCTCGAAGTCGCGGGCCACCTTCTTGCAGACGTCGCTGGTCGGGTCAGCCGGCTCGATCGTCACGCTGGAGCGCACGATCGGCATGTCGAGCGCCTTGCGCAGGCCGTAGATCTTGGGGTCGCCCAGGCGCATGCGCTCGAAGAGGTCGTAGGCGTGCTGGCCGCGCAGCTCGGGGTTGTAGTCCAGCCAGGCCAAGCGCTTGCCCAGGTCGGAGACCTGACCGAAGTAATAGAACCCCAGGCCGGCGTCGGAGACCTCGCCGGTGTTGACGGCGGTCTTGGGGCGCAGCGACAGCGCCTGGGCGGTGGAGAGCTGAATGACGTCGCCGCCCGGCACCAGGGCTTCGACTGGAGGGCTCAGCTCAACTGCGCGGATGCCGCGCCAGGAGCCGGGCTCGGGGTCCCATGCCACTTACATGACCAGCCTCTCAGGAGTGGTCGCGGCGATGGGACTCGAACCCATGACCTGCGGCTTATGGGGCCGCCGAGCTGCCACTGCTCTACGCCGCTGGGGATTCATGGGCAAAGCGTAGCGCGAATCAGGCCCCGCTCAGTGACAGATTCAGCCGACAAAACCCCTGCATATGAGGGTGTTCTCGGGAACTTCTATTCTACGACTAGGGCGTCAGTAGCCGTGTGGGATGCTGGGCAGGCCGCGGTCGGGCAGGTTCGAGCCGTCCCGCGCGCCGCCGTAGGGGTTCGGCAGATTCGAGCCGCCGAAGGCGCTGGCCAGGCCCGGACGCGGCAGGTTGGAGCCGGCGTAGACGCCCTTGCCCAGCCGGCCGTTGATCACACCGATGGAGATGCCGGCCGAGGTCGAGGATGCCACCAGGCGTTCCAGGGCCTGCGAGGCCGCGTCGACCTGGTCGTCGTGGGTGCCCAGGGGGAAGCGCGAGAACTCCAACAGGAAGTCTGCGACCCACTCGCTGCCGATCACGTAGCGGGGGTCGGGGATGTGGACGTTGCCGGCCTCCAGGGCCGGCGAGATCGCCACCACGCGAGCCATCTTCGAGTCGGTCGGGGTGATCGCCACGATGCCCGGCATGCGGCCGTTGAGGAGCTGGATCACGGCCGGCCCGTTGGCCTTGTCTTCGACTAGCTTGAGCAGCGCCTCGGGCCACTTGGCGGTCAGCTCCACCATGTGGTTGATGGTGCGGCCGATGTCCCACTGGCCGCGCACCTGGTCGAGCAGGTAGATGTTCGAGCCGACCCGGCCCCAGACCTGGCCGACCACGAAGTCCGAGGTGCGGGTGTCTTTGAAGGCCATGTCCCAGCTCTGCAGCATCTCGTCGTAGGCGGTCGGCAGGATACGGTACTCGACCCACCACTCAGACTTGACCAGCGCCCCCTCGGGCGGCGCCGGGTCCTGCTGGTACTGGGCGGCATAGCCATAGCTGGCCAGGTCGACCTTGACCTGGGCGAGCTGCTTTAGGCCCTCGCGTTCGTCCCACAGGGGCTCGCCGGCGCGGCGCATGATCTCGCGGCCCGAGCGCGGGAAGGTCACCACCGTGTCGCGCTCCTCGGTGACCGGCACCTTGCAGACCGTCCACTCGTCGTCCGACTTGGCCAGGATGTGGCCGGTGAGGTCGTCGTCGTGGACGCGCTGCATCACCAGCACGATGGCGTCGCGGCGCTTGTCGTTTAGGCGAGTGGTCAGCGACAGGTCGAAGAAGGTGTTGGCGCCGTTGCGGTGGGCCTCGGAGTAGGCGCGCCGCGGGTCCAGCGGGTCGTCGATGACGATGCGGTTACCGCCCTTGCCGGTGACCACGCCGCCCACCGAGGTCGAGAACATGACCCCGCGGGCGGTGTTCTCGTACTCGGTCTTTAAGTTCTGGTCGGAGGTGATGACGACGTGCGGCCAGAGCTTCTGGTACCAGGCCGACTCGAGGATGCGGCGGCGATCGAGCGAGTGCTTGGTCGAGAGGTTGGCGGCGTAGCTGCAGAACAGGTAGCGCAGCTCGGGATGGCCGGTCCACTCCCAGCAGGGCCAGAAGACCGACACCGTGTTGCTCTTCATGTAGCGCGGCGGGATGTTGATGATCAGCCGGGTGATCTCGCCCAGGCGCACGGCGTCGAGGTACTCGCACATCAGGTCGATGTGCCAGTTGTGCATGTACTCGGTGGCCGGCTCGACGATCGGCCAGGCCTGACGGATGAACGCACTCAGGTTGTAGGAGGCGTCGGCGGCATCCAGCTCGGCCTGGGTGATGGTCAGCTTAGGAATCGCCGACCTCCTCGTCTGAGGGCGGCCCGATCTCCAGCACCGCCGGCTTATCGCGGGGCCCGCCCAGCTCGTCGATACGGGCCATCATGCGACGGTACTCGTCGCGCTCTTCCTGGCTCATCTGGCGCAGCGCCTGGACTACCTCCAAGCGCACCGGCGGCGAGCCGTCGCCGCCGCCCTGGATGATGCGCTTCTGCGGGGCCTGTAGTCCCATCAGGGCGACGATGTCCTTCTCGATCAAGCGCGCCTCGCGGCGATCTCCCTTGGCCGAGGCCTGCTGAAAGAGATCGTTGTAGCGGGCCAGGGCCATGGCCACGTGGTCGGTGTGCTCGCGGGACAGGGCGTCGTGGTGCTCCTGGGCGATCTCGTGCAGCATGCGCTCCAGGGTGCGCCGCGGGATGCGCCAGCCAAACTGCTTCTCGCAGGCGTCGCGGATCTCGACCACGGTCAGGTTCTGACGCACCAGCGTGGCGATCCTGCGCTTGCGCATGTTGCGCACGGCGTTCGTTATGCGCGCCACGGTCAGCTCCTCTGCGCTAGCTGTCCGCTGAAGTTCTGCCAGCGGGTCATGGCCACATCACAGTAGGCCGGCGATATCTCCATGGCAAAGCAGCGGCGGCCGGTGATCTCGGCGGCGATCAGGCTGGTGCCCGAGCCCACGAAGGGGTCGTAGATGCACGCCCCCTTGCGGGTCTGGTAGTCGATCATCGTGCGGATCAGCTCGACCGGCTTCATGGTGGGATGCACCGACCCCGGGTTGTCGTCGTGGCGGGACTCGATCTCCCACACCGTGCGGGCGATCGCCGGCGGCCGGATCTTGGGCATCTTGCCCTCGGGCCAGCCGTACATGAAAGGCTCGTAGTCCCACATATAGTGGGCGTGGGTGAGCACCGGCCGGCTCTTGTGCCAGACCAGGATCTGGTGGGCCAGCAGGCCGGCCTGGCGCCAGGCCTCCATGACAATGTCGGTGCGCATGATGCCGTGGCACTGGTAGACCGCCGGCCGCTCGATCAACGCCTCGTCTATCGCCAAGCGCAGGAAGGCCACATAGAAGGCCACCGCCGTGGGGGCGTCGACGAAGTGGTCCCAGTCGTCGGGCGCCCAGTCCTTGTCGGCGGTCGGCGGGCGGTCCCACTTGTGCTCCGAGACAGCCGCCGCCGAGACATGCCAGCCGCCGGTGTAGTCGACCAGATAGGGCGGGTCGGTGGCCATCAGGGCGGCCCTGTGTCCGTCCATCAGGCGCACCACATCAGCGCCCACGGTAGCGTCGCCGCACATCAGCCGGTGCGGCCCGCAGCGCCAGATGTCGCCCACCTGGGTGACGGGCTCGGCGGGCGCCTCGGGAGCCTCGTCGGGGTCGGTCTGGCCGCCGATCTCGGTGAAGGCCAGCAGCTTGGACAGCTCGCTCTCCGAGAACCCCGTCCAGCCCAGCTCGACGCCCTGCTCGGCCAGCTCGGCCAGCTCGTTGGCCAGCATCGCCGGATCCCAGTCGGTCTCGGCGGCGGTGCGGTTGTCGGCTATGCGCAGGGCCTTGACCTTTTCGGGTGAAAGGTCATCGCATACCAGCACCGGCACCTCGACCAAGCGCAGCAGCTTGGCCGCCAGCAGGCGCGTGTGGCCGGCGATGATCACCCCCTGGGCATCGACCAGGATGGGCTGACGGAAGCCGAACTGCTCGATCGAGGTGGCCACCTTGTCGATGGCCTCCTGAGGGCAGACGCGGGCGTTGTGCGGATAGGGCTTGAGCCGCGCCGGCGGCCACGACTCGAGCCTCATCAGCGGGCGCGCTCGGGTGCGGTAAACACCATCGTCGTGGTGTGCAGTGGCTCCGAGCGGCTGCGCATCACCTGGCCGGCGGCGGCGCGCTCCAGCTCGTCGTCTGTGAGCACCACCACGCCATTGTCGACGCGGGCGATCAGCGCCAGGGCGACCGCTCGCCACTGAGCGCGTTCGCGGCGGGCGACATCGAGCAGTTCGCCGGCGTTCATCGGGATGTGCTCGCGGACCACAGTCGCCTCACAGCTCCGTGGTCTCCATGCCGGCCGCCGGCGAGGTCGGGTCGCGCCAGCGATAGCCGTGGCCGCGGAAGCCGCTGATCGGGGCGCCGGCGTGGCGCAGCTCGAAGGCCGCCCGGCTGACGGCCTTGCGGGCATCGGCTGTGGTCATGCCCAGGGCGGCACAGACGTCGATCGTGTAGGGCCGCGCACAGAAGACTGACAGCAGGACGCGAATCTGGAGGTTGCCCTCGGCCGACCAGTCGCGTTGCGGGTGATGGGTGTCGCATATCAGGGCGCCGCCTTGCAGGGCCGCTCCGCAGAGAACGCACGATGTTCGGGAGCTTGAGGCCACGGGGGGAGGGTACTCCGTCATGCTGTGAGGGACAAGGGGGCGGTTTTGGCGAGTTGGGTCGTGGCGAGGTGGAGCCCGACCGACCAACCCCCGCCCCGGTCCCGGGACACACCCGTACGGGTGGTCGCCTAGCCAGGCGTCCGTACGCGCGCCCACCGACCTCCTCTCCCCACCGTACGCGCCAAACCCACACCGCGCCCCGTACGCCGCGCCCGTCCGGTGCGCCGCGTTGCCGGCCGCCGTACGTTCCGCTGCCTAGCCGACCTCCCGTACGCGCCGCGGCGTCGCGACCACCCGTCCGGCGCCCCCGTACCCAGTCGGTCGCACGTACCTAGCCGACCTCACGTACCCGACGCCTCCTAGCCCCGGGTGCGTACGCCGCCGGCCCACGCCGGCGCCCGTACGGCGCGCGCCAACGGGCAGGTCGGCTAGGGGCAGGTCGGCTAGGCGGGCCATCGTACGTCCGACAGGCGTTGCCCGCCTCGGATAGGTCGGTGGTCCGTACGTGCCGCGGCGTCACCCAGGTCGCCTAGCCGCGGGCCCGTACGGCGATCGACCAGGCGCCGGCGCCGGCGGCCGCACGTGCCCCAACCACGACCAGAAGGGCCGCCCCCGTGGTGGGGGCGGCCGATTGAATCGGGGCGCGGCGTTGGCGCTTTACCAGGCCGCAGAAGGGGTGTCGAGGAAGCCGAGGGCCAGGGTCATGTTGGCGGCGCCTTTGCGCGCGATCCGCGCGAGCAGGTCGGTCCGCGGGCTGGGCTCCAGGCTGAGCCGGCGCGCTTCCTCGCGGTAGGCCTCGCGGCGCTTGGTGATCGTGTAAATCTCGGCGTTCAGTTCGGCGATCGCGGCGCTGGTGTGGGTTCCCATGGTGGTGGCTCCTTGGTCGGTTTCCCCTTGCCCTACTAGTATCGGCTTCCGGGGGCCAAAGCGTTAGCGATTGCCGTCTCCTGAATAGGCAACGCTTTGCCGCTTTCGGGCTTGACTTCTTGCCGCTTCGCGCGGCGCCCGGAAGTCAAGCGATTGCCGTCTCCTGAATAGGCAACGGATACCGCTCAAGGTTTGCCGCTCGGGCGCCGATATCAGTAGGGCAAGGCAAAGAGGCCGAGGAGCCCAAAAGCCAACGCGAGCCCGATCGCGGCGCCGGAATACCCAGCCCGCGGGAATGGGCAAGCGCCATGCCGAGAGACTTCCGCGCCCGACCTGAGGAGCGATCGTGACCGCAGCCGAGAAGACCTACTACCGGACCGTTAACGCAGCCTGGCAGGCCCTCGTGCGCAACGTCGATCTCGCGGGCCGCACGCCCGACCTAGCCAGCCAGACGTACCAGGCGGCCGTAGCGGCTGCCGCAGCGACCTGGCAGGCCGCGGAGTGAGCGTACGGGAGGCTGGCTAGCCAGCCATCCGTACGCCGCCGAGCCTAGCCGGCCATCCGTACGGCTAGGCATCCAGGCACGCCCGCACGCCCGCCATCGCGGGATAGAACTCGTGGACGATGGCGAGCGCGACGACGGCGCCGGCGAAGCGGCAATCGGGCGGCCGGCGCCACAGCCATCGGCGCTTCCTCCCCATCTCCACGCCTGCAGGCCGCCACGGGCCTCCACGTTGCCGCCTGGCGGCCTGCGCGCCATCGTCCCGGTACCCATCCCCAAACGCCACCCGCGAGCCGCAAACGGGCTCCTGTGGCGCCGGCCGCGCGATCGCCGAAGCGCCGCCGGGCGTTGCCTGAATAGGAGACGCCAGCCGCTCAAGTTCCGGCCTCCGATGCCGATAACATGAAGGCAAGGGCAAAAGCAGCCCGCAGGCAATCGGCAAGGAGCCCGATCATGGAAGACAAGGCCTTCGAAGCCTACTTGGCAGCCGCCAAGACCGCTGGCGCAAGCGCCGGCCGCAACGCGGCAGCCTGGTGGCAGCAGGACGCCATCGGCGGCCGCACATCCGACCGCGCCGACACCAGAGCGAACGCCCAAAGGACGCTGGACGGCATCGACGACGGCGACCCTGAGATCATCGACGGCCTGCCGCTCTGCGACCTGAGCGGGCAATGGGCAGACGGCCTCTCGGAGACCGACATCATGGCCGACCTCGACTGGCCCATCGACGACGCCGGTGAGCCCGACCAGGACGGCTGGGATAAAACAATCGAGGCTTTCCGCGACGCCTACGACGAGGCCATGATCGCCGAGGTCGAGAGAGTCTGCCGCTACCAGCTAGGCGCCTAAGCCGCCCCGCCACGAACGACCTGGGCCCGGGAGGGGCTACAGGTCGTGCAAGCCAACCCACATCCGAGGAGGACGACGATGACACGCCCACCCATACACGACCTGCCGCGCCCGCACACGTTCGACGCGGTGATCAACCCACTGCTGGCCCAGCAGCTTCTGCTGCGCGCCAGGGTCCGCATCCACACGCTTGGCTACAGCCAGGAGCAAGCCGCCGACCGGGTCCTCACCGACCTGTGTCCGTACGAACTCAACCGTATCGACTACGAGGTGACGGGCGGCCGCTGGGCCTTCGCCCATGACATCGCCTTCGAGGCCGCCAACCGCGGGCCGCTCCAAGACGACGACTGACGACGACGGCCGCGCTCACATCCCCGCAAACGACGGCGCCCGCATCTCGCGGGCTGCCCGTCGTGGTCGTCTCAGGTCTTGCCCGCGACGGCGAGCGCGGCCCCGTATGGCCCAACGCCGCGTTGTGGGTCCGATTAGGCATGGGTAGGCCTTCTGGCCGCCCCGTCGCCGCCTTGGCGCTCCTGGAGGCCTCTGGGGGCCTTCTCGCGCCGCCTTGTGTGATCGCGCCGGCGCCGATCGCCTGGCGCCGCCGGCGCGTTGCCTGATCTGGAGACGGCTTGCGCTCAAGCCGCGGCGCCGACCTGCCGATACCATAAGGGCAAGGCAAGAAGGCGCCACCACCGGCGCCCGACAAAGGAGCCACCATGCCCACCTATTCCGCCCACACGCGCAGCCTGGCCACCGGCCTCGGCGCGCAGCTTGGCAGCGAGGCCTCGCGCCTGATGACCGAGGCCAGCAAGCTCTCGACGATGGCCGCCAAGATCGAGGCCTGCGACGACGGCCCCGACACCGACCTCAACATCGCCTACGACGAGGCCGTACGCTGGTTCGACGCGGCCGACGGCTTTGCGCCGCGACTGGGAGGCATCGGCAGCCTCATCGGCCAGTTCACTCGGCTCACCTTCGCCATGGGCGCAGACGAGAGCCCGTGCACCAGCCTGGAGGCCGACCTGCTGCAGACGAGGACGATCCTCACGGCGCGCGAGGCCAACGAGGTCGAGCTGCGCGCGACGATCGCCAGCCGCGACGTGCTGATCGCCCACCTCATCGACGAAGCGGACGACGCGCGGCGCGAGATCGAGCACCTGGGCGGCGAGACCTGAGACGCCCGCCTGGCTCTATTGTGAGTCTCCTCTTTGGTGGGTGCGGCCTGCCGGTACAGTTTTGTGCGGCCTGCCGGCCCTGTGCGGCTCCGCGATCGCCTGGCCCCCGCGGGGGCTAGGCCTCGTGGTCGTGCTCACCGCAGGCGCTCGCCCGCAGGCGCCGCCACCTGCCCCACCGGCGCGCCGTTCGCGCTGGCTGGGGTGTCACCACCTGCGGCCGCCCCCGTCGCGCCAGCGGGGCTCGTGTGGCCTCTGGTGCGCGCCGGCGCGCAGGTCGCCTGGCGGGCGCGCCGGCGTTGCCTGTCCAGGAGACGGCTTGCGCTCAAGCTCTGAGGGCTCGATGCCGATACATAGGAGGCAAGGCAAGAAGGCCCCCGATCGGGGCCCCCGGACAAGGAGCCACCATGGCACACGAGATCGAGCCCAGCGACCTGGTCGAGGTCTGCAAGGCCTACAACAAGCTGGGCTGGGCGGTCGCCGAACAACTGGACGACGTCTTGAACGGCACCGGCAGCGAGTGCAACCCCAACGCGCTCGACATGATCGCGGACGTCTTCTTCAGCGCCTGCGAGCGCGCCGACATCGACATCGACTGCATGCGCGGCCTGCTCGAAGAGGCCTTGGAGGGAATCGTCGGCCGACTCGAGGCCGACGACGCCAGCCTTTAGCTTTTCGCCCCGCCACGACGACCGGCGCCCGGGTGGGCTGCCGGTCGTGCAAGGCAAAGCACGAGCGAAGGAGCCTCATGGAGGCATACGACGTCATTCAGATCGCCAAGGCCTACCGCGACCTCGGCTGGGCGGTCCAGGAGCAGATGGACACCGTCTTGGACGGTCAGGCCGACGAGGCCAGCCTCAACCCCAACGCCCTCGACATGATCGAGGCCTTCTTCAAAGAGGCCGAGCAGTACGGGCTCGACACGGGCTGCGAGCGAGGCATGTGCGGAGAGGCCCGCGAGAAGATCGCCGGCTCGCACGACGAGGCCTGATCGCTCCCTGCTCACGCGGCGCCGCTGCCCGGGAGGGCTCGGCGTCGTGCAAGGCAACCCCGAGCGAAGGGACGACCATGACCGACGACCGCGCAGCCCTCCACCAGGAGGTGGCGCTGATCAGCGACCTGCGCGCCCGCTCGGCGATGCGCCGCAGCGAGCTGCACAACACGCTGGCCTTGGGCCTGGCGCCCAACCCCGAGATCGAGGCCCTGATCGCCGGTGCCCATGCCGCCGAGGCCAAGCTGCTTGTTGCGCTCGGCGAGGCCCTGGTGCAGGCCACCGACGACCTCAAGGCCGCCGAGGCCGCCCCCGAGGACGAGCCCGCTGCCTCAGACGATGGCGTGCGCCGCTTCGGCGGCAGCGGCGCGCGCCCCGGCGACGCCATGCGCTCACTGCAGATCAGCCAGGCCAAGGCCCGCGGGGAGTGGCGCGGCAACGCCTACTGAGCGGCCCGCCGATACGAGGCCTGCGCGCCGGCTGGCGCTGGACCTCGTGCAAGCCAGAGACGACCGAAGGAGCCACCATGACCGCCGACACCGCCTCCAGCATCGACCGGCGCGTCTGCCGCGCAGCCATCGCCCAGCTTGAGGAGTTGGGGCCGCACTTCCAGGAGCGCATCGCGGCCCATCGCGCGGCCGGCGCGACGATGGCCGACCTGCAGCCGCTGCTCGATCAGGCTGCCTGCATCGCCTGCCAGCTCGACGACGAGCGGGCTGCGCTGCGCCACCTCGGTGGCCACCAGTAGCGCCGCCGCCGATCGCGCGAGGATCCCCCTCCACCTGCCGACAGAAGGAGCATCATGGACAAGCGCTTCAACTACAACTACGGGGCCGCACGAGACGGAAGCTGGGCTGGCCTCTGGGACATCGCCAACGCGGGGCTCCTTGGTATCGCCTTGCAAGCACTCCATATCCTCCGCAAGACGATGCGCTAAAGCGCCAGCCCGAACGGGCCGCTCCCTCACACACGGGGGGCGGCCCGTTGCACGTTGTGGGGCCGGCGGTGCTGGCGCTGGCCCTGTGTGGCCCGCCGGCCCCGTCGGGTCCCTACCTTGGGCCGCAGCCGATCACTCCAGTTCGGGATCCAGGGCGCCCTCGTCGGCGCCATCGCCGGCGGCCAGGCGGCCTTCGTCCTCATCGGCCGCCGAGGCCTGCGCCATCGACACGATCATGGCGGGCCTGCCGGCCAGCGGTGCGCCCACAAGCGCGGGGTCCGGGACGATGGCCGACCCCGGCACCTCGCCCGGCGCCGGCGCGCCGGCCGCTGTGGCATACGAGCCCGACAGGGCGGCCAGCTCCTCGAGGTCGTCGAGCAGAATCTGGGCGTCGTTGAGCTTCACCTTGGCGCGCAGCACGGCGTCCTGGGCGCGCTCGAGGTTGGCCTCCAGGTGGCTGCGCTGGGCCTGGAAGAGGCGCGCCTTGCGCTCGCTGTCGCTCTCGGGGATCAGCGCGTCCTGGTCTGCGTTCACGGCGTCTCCTTTGCGGTCGGTTTGGCAGGCATGGCGCGGGCTCGCCGCGCCGCTACGACGATGCTGGCCCCCAGGGGGCTGGGCCCAGACGACGGTCCGTCGCGGGCCGGCTCGCCGAAGCGTTGCGCCCGTATGCGGTCGCGGCGCGTCTGCAGAGCGGCGATCAGCCCCTCGGGCGGATCGTAGCCGAACAGGCAGCGCTGCTGGTAGACCGCCGGGTGATCGGAGCGCGCGATCGCGCTCTGCAGGCGCTCGACCTCGACGGCCACCAGATCGCCGACCTCCTCGATGGTCGCCGGGGCTGCGATTGCCAGGCATCTCGCCCTCACCACCTCGAAGGGGTCGGGCGCTCCCGGTGTCGGTTTGGTCTTCTCTGTAAAAAGATCAGGCCTCAGTGCTGTGGGTCGCTGGCCGCCCCCGTTCTCGCGCGCGCGCGCGCAACCTAGACCTTGATCTTCTTGAAGAGACTTTAATGTTAATGCTGTAGTCTCTTCTCCTCTACTGTCCTCTAGACCGTCACATCGCCGGAACGTCGCCGGAACGTCGCCGTCACGTCGCCGGAACGTCGCCGGCACGGAGGGGTCGTCAGGGGGGTCGTCAGGGGGGTCGTCCAGACGATGGTCGGGGGTCTTGCGGCGTTGCCGGCGGGCCTTCGCGGTGTCGGCTCGGCGGACGCGATCGGCATGGACGCGGCCCCCGTAGGCCTGCCAGTCGTGGACCGTCAGCTTGCCCTTGGCGCGGTCGATAAAGCCGGCACGGACGAGGGCGTCGACGAAGTCCTGGCCGCGCTCCTGGTCGTCATGATCGGCAAACCAGTCGCAGGCCGCGGCAAGCTCGTAGGGCTCGAAGCGCGACAGGTCGCCGTCGGGGGCGTACTTGAAGGTGAACTTCCACAGCCAGTAGAGGTAGAAGACGGCCAGGCGGCCATCGTGTCCGTCGCTGGCGAGCTGGCGCTGCAGGCGCCGGAACTTGGGGTGTTCGTCTAGGTCAAAGTACAGCGGTGTCCAGTCTGCCATGGCACTCCTTCCTGCCAAGGGAGGTCACCGCAGCGCCCGCCGCCCCGTCTCGCCCCGCCGGCCTGCGAGCCACGGGATCGCGAAGGGGAACTCCGGGGGATCCCTTGGAAGGCCGGCGCAGGGGCCCGTCATCTAGCCCTGCGGGCGGGATTGGCAGACGCTGCGGTGACCTCCTGTGGCTCCTTGGACGATGACGTGTGGGGCCATCTTACGCGCAGCCGGTGGCGATGCAAGGTCAGTCGCGAGCGTCGCGCAGCTCGTCCAACTCTTCGCGCGTCCACACGGTCGGGATACACAGCCGCTTCGCCTCAGCGATCTCGGCCGTTACGCCGGCGCTCAGGCGTCCGTCGGCGTGCCAGTAGTTCACCACGTACAGCGCGCCCCTGCGCCCCTCCAGCAGCCGCAGCAGCCCCATGCTGCGCGACTGGTAGAGCGACAGCGACCACGGCGCTGGACTTGAGAGCCCTTCCAGCATGTCGGCCGCCGGGTTGATCGTGATGTACCCGGCCTCGGCCAGCGACCGGCTCACCTGCGTCATGCGTGCGACGTTGGCGAGGTACTGCGGCGGGAGGTCGGACAGGGGGCCGGCAACGTAGACGTACATCGGGTCGCTCATCTTGTCCTCCTTGGCGCTAGACAATCGGGGATGTGCCGCTTGCGAATGCGCTCAAGACAGCGCCTGACCTCGGGCTCTCCCTTGAGATACGCATGGTTCAGTGGCGCGCGCGGCGCGTGGACGATCTTGGCGCCGGTGACCTCGCCGTTTTTGTGCAGGACGAGCAGGGCCGGAAGGTCTGCGCGAGCTGCGAGCTGCCAGAGTATCGACGTCGGCTTGTCGGGGTTCGTGCTGGCCTCTATGAGGTACAGCGGCTCCCGGCATCGCTTGCAGACCCCCATGAGGTCAAGGTCAATCGCCCAGCAGTCGGGGCCGAAGGCGGTGCGGTGCCAGTCCTGCACGGTGCGGTCGTGGTAGAGCGCCTCATTGATGATCGCGCGCGGCGTCATGACTCCTCCATCCTTTTAGCGGCGCCTGAGGTCGGCCAGCAGGTCGAAAAACATGCGCTCGAAACAATGGCTGCGAGTAGCGTCCTCACACTTGTCGCAGTTGCCCTGGTCGTCATGGCTGCCAGACTTAAGCGATGGCATCTGGCATGCCGCCATCTCGGTGGCGATCGCCTGCAAGCCAAGTCTGATGGCCTCGTCGGCGCGGGCCTTCGCGGCGGCGAGCTGGGCAGCGAGGTAGGCGACGCGGGCCAGAAGATCGCGGACGGTGTCTTCTCGGTCTCGCTCGTCGCCGCAGATGCAACAAAGCTCGCGGTCGCACTCCCAGCCCCAGACGTGAACGTGAAAGTTAGTCATGACTCAACCGCCTTCGTGAGCGGCTCCGTGATGGTGTCGAGCAACTCCAGCACCCGCCGCGCGCCGTCTTCGCTCGTGAAGTAGCCGACTGCCTCTATCACGTTTCCGCGATCCAGGTAGATGGCGATGCGCTTCCGCTCGGGAATCGGTCCGATGAACAGGGCTTCGCGGTCACAGGCCCGACGGAAGCCATGCCACTCTGTCGTGGCGTCGTGGGTGCTCATGCTTCACCTCTGGTGCGGCGGGCGAGGTCGGCCAGCCAGTCTGAGTAGGCGTAGACGCCTGCCGTCCGTATGTTGTCTAGGTAGGCTTGGTCCAGCATCGCCTCAGCCTCGTCGGCGCGGGCCGTCTCAGCGGCGAGTTGGGATTCGAGGGCATGGATGCGTGTCTTGGCTCCCTCGAGTTCTCGTTCGACCCAGATACCCGTCATCGCTGTTTGTCCCATGCGGAGCGCTGCTCATCCAACGAAGGGCCACCGTCTCGGCTGATGCCCTCGAGATGACCATTATTGAGCGCCTCCGCCTCGTCGGCGCGGCGGGCATACCAGTCGTGAATCTCGTCCCACAAAGCGTTGGGAACGTATGCCTTGGCTTTGTTCAACAGCGCCTCGGCCTCGTCGGAGCGAGCCGTCTCCTTCACCCATCCGCCGAACCCTTCCCGCATGTCCGACTGGGTGCGTTGGACCTCATTCGCCTGCTCCACGGCCACGGCGGCGAGGGATTCGAGCACTCTGCGGCCGATGGCGACGAGCGCGGCGTTGTTCACGTCGGCAGCAAACCCATTGGGATATCGCATGAAGGTGGCTGCGTCACGCTCCGCCTCTTTCGGCAGCAATCCCAGCTCCATTGCGCGGTCGATGTTGGGCGTGGGGGTCATCGGCTGCTCCAGATGACGTAGGCAAGGTTGATGGCGCAGACGAGGAGACCGACACAGGCAATCGTGAAAGCTCTCATCTCTCCTCCTCACTCGTGAACGTCGCAACGGTCATACCTTCGCCGCCTTGAACTCGGGCTTCATGGCTCCACCTCCATCACGAGCTGATTCGCCCACGGTGCGATGCGTCGCTCCGCCATCGCCGCGTACTCGGGATTCAGCTCGACGCCGACGAACTTGCGCCCCAGTCGGCAAGCGACGACGCCGGTGGTGCCGCTGCCGGTGAACGGGTCGAGGACCGTGCCACCTTCAGGACACCCAGCCAGCACGCACGGCTCGACCAGCTTCTCGGGGAAGGTGGCGAAGTGGGCCTCGGCGAAGGGCTGCGTGGCGATGGTCCAGACGGTGCGGCGGTTGCGGGTGCTGGTGACGTTCATGGCCGTGTCGCTGTCGGGCCCGCGATGGATGCCATTGCGTCCATTCCTCGAGGCCGTCTTCGTGAGAATGGCGTCGGAGTCATAGCCACCATGGAACCGCTCGCCATTGGTGGCCGTGTCCGCAATCGCATCAGCATCGTAGAAGTACCGCGCCGACTTCGTCATCAGGAACACGTACTCGTGCGCCTTCGTGGGCCGGTCCGTGACCGACTCCGGCATCGGGTTTGGCTTCGACCAGATCACATCGGACCTGAGATACCATCCGTCGGCTTGCAGGGCGAAGGCGACGCGCCAGGGGATGCCGACTAGGTCCTTGGGTTTGAGGATTCCGCAGTCGCGTTGGATGCGCTGGCCGTCATGCTTCATGCTGGTCGGCCTCCCGTCGATGAGGTTGCCAGAGTCGCCACGCCCGCCAGCCCCGCCTGCGTAAGAGTCTCCGAGGTTGAGCCAGAGTGTGCCGTCGTCCCGCAGGACTCGCTTTACCTCATGGAACACGGCGACCATGTTGGCGACGTAGAGGTCGGGCGTGGCTTCGAGGCCGAGCTGGGAGTCGATGCGGTGGGCGCCGCACTTGCGACACGCCGGGCCCGTTTGCGGCATCCCGAAGTCTTTCGTGCCGCCCGTCATGGTCGTGGACGATGATTGAGCCGGGCCCGCGAGATGATCACACTCCGCGTCCCCGCCCTCCCAGCTCGCAGTTCCGTAGTCGCGCAGCCCCCAGTACGGCGGGCTGGTGACGCAGCAGCGGACGGACCCGGCGGGGAGCGTTGGCAGGACGTCGAAGACGGAGCCGATGAGGACCGAGGTCATGGCCTCGGGTCCACGTCGGGCAGGCCCTCGCAGGCCTCCGCGATCAGGGCGCCGCGCAGCTCGGGATCCTCAACCAGGCAGGCCATGCAGCGATCGAGGACGTCGGCGGTGCCGCGCAGACGATGGGCCATGCGCGCCATCGCATAGAGGGAGAGGCTGGAACACAGCGAGGGGCTCGGCATGGTGGCCATCGCCGCCCGCTGCATCGCCGTCGCCGTCTTGTTCCAGGCGCTCCACTCCGTAAGGCCTGGGTCGTGGCAGTCTCCGCAGTTGCGGCCGATGCACTCGGCGCGCACGTTCAGGCAGCCATCGGGCCAGTCCCTGTCACTCATGACGGCGACCCGGCAAACGGCACGGTCCAGCGCGGGCGAGCGTTGCGCCGGCACCAGTTGATCAGCCGGATGAACTCGGCCTCCGAGAAGATCACCGCGGTGGGGATGCCCTGCTGGTAGCGATCGTAGATGCGGGCCCGCTGGGCCAGCGAGAGCTGGCCGTCATCGGAGGCGATGCGACCGCGGCGCTTGAACTCGATGGGTACGACGTTGCCCGAGCAGAACAGCGTGGCGTCGGGGGCGCCGACGGTGGTGCCGGATCCGCGAGCGTTGCGCTGGCCGGCGACCTCCAGGTGTGCGTTGATCTCGGTGGCGGTCTCGCAACAGGCGCTCACCAGGTCGCGCTCCAGGCCGGTCTGCGCCGGCCGCTCTGCGGGCGCCGGCGGGTGGCTTCTCATGGCTCCTCCTCCTCGTCGTCATCGAGACAGCCCAGGCAGCGCAGCGCGCCTAGGACGAGCAGCCGGAAGCGCAGGCGCCGGCTGCCGTCGGCCGCTTTGAGGCGCCGCGCCGCCCAGGCAAGGTACTGCTCGTCGGTGGCCTCCAGGGCGCTCAGGAGATTGACACGGCTCATCGCACCGGCCTTCTTGGCGTACTCCTTGCGCGGCCCGATGTTCAGCTCGCGCAGGGTCTTGATGTCGAGGAGGCCGTCGGGGGCGCGGCGCGTGGCGTCGGCGACGACGACCTCGACGATCTCGCCGTCGGAGAAGGTGAAGGTCTGCACGCGGCCCTGGTCCATGGCGCCTCCTTCAGTTCGGGTCGTAGGGGAGGGTCAGGCTGTTGTCCAGCGTCTCGCGCACGCCCTGCCCGAAGAACTCCTGGAGGCGGCAGTCGAGCACGGCCACTACCGCCTGGGCCTCGATCGCGGTTCCGTTGAAGACCTCACGACCGTTAACCTCGACGTGCATGCGGCGCTCGCCGTCCTTGTCCTCGTTGTCCAACCACGAGTAGGTTTCCATCGAGATGCCGCGCCGGGGGATGTCTGCCATGGCGTCTCCTTTGCCTAGAACGGTATGTCGTCGTCTGCGAAGTCACCCATCGGCCGACCGCCGGTGGGCGCGGCCTGGGCCGGCGCGGCCTGGGCTGGCGCCCGGTAGCCGCTGTCGTAGCCCTCGTCGCTGCGTGGCGGCAGCTCGACGACGCTGGCGACAATCGAGACGGCCGATCGCTTGCCGCCGTCAGTCTCCCACTCGCGCCACTGCAGCCGGCCGCTGATCACGACCCGCGAGCCCTTGTGCAGGTACTGGGCGCAGACCTCGGCCGGCCGGCCCCAGACGTCAACGTCAAAGTAGTTGGGCTTGTCGCGCCACTCGCCGGTCTGCTTATCCTTGACGCGCTCGTTGTTGGCCAGCCGCAGCCGCGCCAGCGGCGTGCCGCCGGCGTCGCGCAGCTCAGGGTCCCGGGTCAGGTTGCCCGAGATGTTCACCGAGTTGATGTTCACGTGCCCTCTCCCTCCAGGCGCTCGGCCAGTCGCATCAGCCGACCGATGGCGTCCAGCGCCTCGTCGGCATCAGCCACGCGGCTCCGCCAGTAGTCTGCCTTCATCGGCTGGGCGTGCATCATGTGCTCGCGCCAGGCGCGCTCGGTGTTGGCGAACTCGCGCAGCAGGAGCACGTCCTCCATGGGCGTGCGCGGGATATCAAGTCCGGTCTGGGCGGCCATCAGCCCTCCCCGCTGATCTTCTTCGCCTCGTCGCCGTACCAGGCGATGAAGGAGTCCAGCTCGGCGTCGTCCATCTGGTTGATCGTCTTGCCGAACTGGCGCTCCAGCATGGTGGACACATAGGCCCGCGGCAGCGGTCCCTCGGCAATCAGGGCGCTGATCGCATCGATGCGCCTCGTGCGGCGCCCGGCGGCCTCGTCGGCGATCTCATCGTCAACGATCTCGCCCTCGACGACCTCGGGCTCGACCGTCTCACTGTCGGCCGGCGTCGTCTCAGGATCCGCGGCCGTCGTCTCATGACCGGCGCTCTTGGTCTCGCCGGGCATGGCCGGCGCGTCGGACATATCCTTGAGGACGGCCAGGACCTCCTTGCCCTCGTCGCGGGTCATCTGGTCCATAGTCTCGGGCACCGGGGCCTGGCTGCGAGCCCGCGCCCGCTGGCCCTCCAGGTAGTTCTGCACGCCGACCCAGTCGACGCCGGTGCGGGCGAGCTGCTTCTCGATGGCGTCGGTCTGCGCCTTGTTGACCAGCGGCACCGGCTCGGCGGGCGTCTCCTCGACCGCCTCGCCCTCGACGTCGAAGGCCGGCTCGGCCTGCAGCTCGGCCTCGTAGGCGCGCTCCATCTCGGTGCTCTTGGGAGCGAACTTGACCGCGCGGATGATCACCGTCTTGAGCGCCATCTGGTCGAAGTTACCGCCCTCGCTGTCCATCAGCCAGGGCTGATTGAAGCGGCCGTTGACCTTCTGCGCGTAGCGATCGCGGTGGCGCTCGACGTCGGCGCGGCCCATGACCGCCAGGATGCGCTCGCCGCTGGCCGACTCTACCTGCGCCCAGACGGCGCGGATGTTCTTGTGGGAGTGATCGCCCTCGAGGTCGGGCTTGTGATGGACAAAGGGGGCGGTACCCAGCTCGAAGTCGAACTCGTCGCCGTTGTAGACGACGCCGCAGGCGATGCGTCCGCCGGCGTTGCGGGCCAGCTTCATCCAGCCCTGGTAGCCGGCTTGGAACTGGGCCTCGCCCTTGCGCGGGATCAAGTAGGCCTCGCCCAGCAGGCCGATGCGCAGGCCCAGCTCGGCCGAGGTCATCATTGCCCCGAGGAACGAATCGGGGCTGCACTTCTGCAGCAGGTCGCTCTTGCGCACCTCGGTCTGCAGGACGCGCACGAAGTAGTCGGTGGCGATGCCCGAGGGCTTGAGCGCCCGTTCGAGCTGCTGGTGGACCTTGGGATCCTGCAGCAGGTCGAGCACGTTGCCCGTCGGTCGATCGACGTCTGTCCCTGGCATGGTGTCTCCTCTCGCTCTAGCGGTGAAGGTTCTTGAGGTCCCGGTAGATGCGGCAGCCGGGGATGTCGCGCTTGCCGTCGGCCACAGCGATGTTCAGCCGCTGCAGCGATGCCTTCTTCGTGCAGTACTCCCAGGGCACGGCCTGCTCGTCTACGATCTCGACCTTCCACACCAGCTTCTGGGATGTGCTGCCGAGGTCGGTCTTGGTGACACGCTCGAGGGGTGCCGTCTGCGGGATCACGAGCGGCTGCGGCGCCGGCGTCACCAGCTCGGGGTCGATGCCCTTGGCCGCAGCGTCGGCGGCGATCATGGCGCGGCGCTGCTCTGCGCGGCGATGATCCTCGACGCCCTCCAGGCGCAGGCGCTCGTCCTCGACCAGCTTGAGGCGCTCCTGCTCGGCGAGGTAGTCGCGCACCTTGCCCTTGACCACAGCCCGCAGGGCCAGCCAGGCCTCGATCACCGGCTTGGCATCGGAGTCGATCAGGGCGATGTGTTCGCGCAGCGGCTTGACGTAGCGTTCGCGCTGCGCCTTCAGGCTCTTGATCTTGGCGTCGATGTAGGCCTCGGTGTTGTTGGCCAGGGCGCGGTCGTCTTCGGTGGCAACGACGATCGCGGCGACCTGGGCGCTGTAGCTGGGCAGCTCCAGGTCGGCGGCCACGATGGCCGGCAGGCGATCGATGGCGACGGCCTCGGTGGCGGTGATCATGGTGGCTTCGGGCATGGTCTCTCCTTGCTAGGATTCGTACCGCTGACGAGCGTTGTAGACCGACAACAGGCAGAGGAAGGCCTGCACGTCGTCGGCATCGTGGTCGAGCATATGGACATGGGGAGCGCAGTCGCCGTCGGGGTTGACGGTGACGATCGCTCGGTGGATGGCCGCCACGCCGGCCCGGCCCACATCGATGGCGAGCTGGCGCACGTCATCGGTGGCCGCATAGCCGGCGAGCTGTAGGGTCCACTCGAAGTAGGGCCGAGGCGCGTGACTGCCCTTCCAGTCGATCACCCAGACGGCGTGCTCGGGGTCATCGCGCAGCAGGCAGACCAGGTCGGGCCGGCCGGCGTAGCTCCACTTGGCACTGTAGATGGCCCGCTCGCAGAGCAGGACCTTCTGGACACGCTGTTCGACCCACAGCGCCAGGTTGGCCACACAGCGCGTCTCGACGTCATCGGGTGGCCCCGGGACCCAGGGCTTGCCTTCGGCCACGCGCAGGGCCTGGTCGTGGATCCGCGTGCCGCGATCGGCCAGGCGATGGGCCTCGGCCTTGCCGGCGCCGCGATCGCCGCTGCGGACGGCCAGGTCGATCTGCCAGGCGGTCACCGCGGGCTTGTCGAGGATGCCGGTCACCTGGGTGACGCTGGGCACGGGCCGGCCGTTGATCAGGTAGGGCTCATGCTTCACGGCTTGCCGGCCCGCTTGGGAACGTAGGCCAGCTCCGACTCAGGCAGCCAGCGCCGGCCCACACGCATGACCGTGCGCACGTAGCCCTTGTCCATCCAGTCGTAGACGGTGTTGCGAGTGACGCCGGCTCGTCTGGCGAACTCGGCAACGGTCATGACGGGCTCGTTGGGTTCGTTGTCTTCTTGCATCTCGCCTCCTCCGGCCGTTGACAACGCGTGTCGACATTGTATAGTTCTGTCCGATTGTGTCAACTGGAGAAGTGAGGGGGCCGGCGATTGCGACGCCGGCCCCCTCGGGCAAGGAGACACCACGGTGCCCACCACAGCCCCGAAGTGCGATCCGAGGATACATTGCGGATCGCTCAAGTAAAACGCCACACCTGCCGATACTCAATCTGCAAGGTAGCAAGCAGCCGACCAAGGAGCAGCCATGCCCACCTACACCATCGCCACCATCACCCTGGCCACCGGCGCCAAGCACGTGCGCACGGTCGTCGCCCTCGACGGCAAGAACGTCATCCGCTCGCTCGACATCCCCGCCGGCGAGCGCGGGCTCTACGTGCTCACCGTCGTGGCGTCATGACCATGCCACCGACGATCGAGGAGCTGGAGGAGTGGCAGTCCGAGGGCGGCTGCGAGGCCACTGACGGCTGTTGGGTCGAGCCCGACGGCACCTGCGAACACGGCTGCCGGAGCTGGCTCCTAGCACTGGGGCTGATCTGATGGACTTCGCCGACGAGACCGACACCTACACCGCCCACTTCGCCTGCGGCCATGCCCGCGTCTTCGCCCTCAGCAACCGGGCCGATCGCATCATGCTGCAGGACATGGCCGCCAAGATCACCTGCCCCGACTGCGCCTATCGCCACCTGATCGAGCGCGGCCCCAACCGCCGGCTGGCGAAGGCATGGTAGGCCAGCAGCGCCTGGCGCCCAAGCCGGCGCCCGCCGACGACTTCGGGCCGCTGTGCGGATCCTGCCGCTGGTTTACCGACGACTGCCAGAACCCCGTCTGGAACGACTGGCCGCGGCCGGTCACCGGAGCGCGCGACCTGTCGTGTTCGGAGTACGAGGAGGAGGACACATGAGCGAGCCGATCGTCTACGACCCCGGCCAGATGGAGATCTGTGAGGGCTGCCCGCAGAGTGCCCTGGTCGGCCACTTCTCGGGCGACGAGCCGCCCTACTGGATCTGCAAGAAGGCCATGAGCTGGACGGCCGAGGGCGAGACCATGCCGCCCGATCGGTGCCCGCGCTGGCCGCCGCCGGCCGCCGACGACGACGAATAGAACGAGAGAGGCCCGGTTGCCCGGGCCTCTCCTTGTCCGGCCTCATCGCCGGATCGCGCGTGTGGTGTCCCTCACTGTTTCTGCAACGTCACGTCGGGGGCCGGCCGGCGAGATAGGCAATGGCGTTGCCCTTTATCAGTCCACGACTGGTCACGTAGGTGGCAAGCAGGGCGGCCAGGCCAGCGATCTGGGCGCCGACCTGGGCGCTCAGGTGGCTGGGGATAGCCTGGCAGATAACCACAGCCATGGCCGCGATCAGCAGCCAGAAGGACGGGCTCTTGATGCCCATCACGATGTTGGCCGCCCTGCTCTGCAACAGGTCCTTGAGCACGTAGGCGACGCCGGCGGCCGTCGCCAGGATCACGCCGACGTGGACGTTCGTCAGCGTCTTGGACTCGAACGACGCCACCGCGCCGATCAGGGCGAGGACCGTCAGCCAGAACTCGGTGGTCTCCCAGACGGGCTCCGCCACTACAACACTCGGCATGGTACCTCCTTGGTCGTTAGGGCCCGGGCCGCTGCCGCTTCGCTGGCAGCGTAGTACCGCAGGATCGGCGCGTACAGCATGAGCCGCGCGTTGCAGCCGCTGCAGACCAGCGCCAGGCGCGACGGCGCCCGTGGGGTCTCCGGTAGACGGATCAGCATCTCGGCCGGGTTGCCACAAGCCTGACAGCGGTCGGTCACAGTCCCAGCGCCTTCTCTATGTCGGTGACACCCTTCTCGACCTCCGTGCCGATCGCTCGCAGCGCCTTGAGCACCTCGGCGAGCGCTGGGTCGGGTGCCTGCACGGGAGCCGGCGTTGGGGCCGGTGGTGCCGGCAGGGGGGGCGCGGGCGGTACAGGCACGGGCGGCGCCGGCAGCGGCGTCGGTGGCGTCGATGGGTCGAGACGCTCCAGGTCGGCGACTAGGGATGCCATGTCGACCAGGGTCGGGTTGGCCCGCAGGAACTCGCCGGTGATCACGACCCACTGCTCGTCGCAGTAGGACATGAAGAACGGCCACGAGCAGCGTTTGAGACCGCCCCAGGTGACCAGCCAGAGGCCGCTGGCGTCGTAGCCGACAACAGCCACGCTGTGGCCGTTGGCGGGGTTGGGCTGGTCGTCGACGCTGCCGCTGGCCGGCGTCATCGTCCAGGCCGGCACGCCGGCCTGCGTCGGCAGCGCCGAGTCGGGGAGCTGCAGGCCGATGTCGAGGCTGCCGAAGACGGCGATCGTCGACTGGCTGTCGTTGATGCTTCCCAGGTTGAGAGGCGCGAAGCCCTCGCAGCGATCGCCGAGCAGCCCCTTGAGCTGGTAGGTTTGCAGCAGGTCGGCGATCACGCAGCCCTCATCCCGGCCGCCGCAGTAGGCCAGGTAGGCCTCGATCACGGCTGCGGAGCTGGGCCAGGGCTCGACCTCGGCGAACCTGCGGGCGGCCGCCATGCGCTCGTGGAGGATCGCCGCCCAGGTGCAGTCGCCGTAGCTGTCGTTGCCGAACATGAGCCAGTCGGTGATCGCCGGCGCGGCGACCGCCAGCGGCGGTGCCGGCAGCTCGTCGATCAGCAGGTAGTCGTGGATGTCGCCGAGGCCGGCTGGTCGGACGGCAGGCTTCTTGCCGAGCTTGTAGGGCACTTCCGGCATGTCTCCTCCTCAGTAGCGGCGATACTCCAGGATGGCCAGACCACCCATGTTGGCCGTGGCCACGTACTGCGGCGGCCCCGGGATGCCGTGCGAGACGACCATGCCGCCGCCGACGTAGATGGCGACGTGAGATGACTGCGACTGGCCGTGCGGCGCGTAGAGCACCGCGTCGTTGGGAGCCGGCGAAGCGACGCGCGTGCCGTGGTCCTGCAGGGTGCCCGTGTACTCCTCGAGCCCGCTGTAGCCCTGGCCGGTCGGGTCGGGCCACCCGCAGGCGTAGTAGAGCCAGACAAAGAACGCCGAGCAGTCGGCGATGTGCGCCATATCCCACGCCTTCACGTGGTCGGCGATGCCCTGCCAACGGTCTGCTCCCTGACTGTAGACGTCGGGCTGGCCGTGGACGTGGCAGTACAGCGCCAGCGAGGCGGGCCTGGCGGCGGGCGCTGGCGGCTCGATGTCGAGCGACGCCCAGGTCGGCTGGTTCACGATCCCGGTGACCGGCAGGCCCCGCTTGTGCTGCCAATCCTCGACGGCGCGGAAAACCTTACCGCCGAAGATGCCGTCGACGACCAACTTGACGGGCTGCGCGCCTCGGAGATTGAGCGCCCGCTGCAGGATGCAGACGGCGCCGCCGTGGTCGCCCTGATGCAGAACAGGCTCGCTCATGGTTCCTCCTCTTGGTCGGCCAGCAGGACGAGGCAGATTCCTACAACGATGACAATGACGATGATAGCGCCCACAGCGCCTCCCGTCTGAGTCAATGTGCGTAGTGCAAAAACAGCGCGACCAGCACGCTGGCGACGCTCATCAGCACGGCCAGGATCGACGTGATCGTGACGACGATGAGATACATGCCGCTGGTGTTCGACGACGAGCCGACCTGCGCCCCGAGGTGACGGTCCAGCGCGGCGACGGCCATCGTCATCTGCCCGCCAGCATGTCGTGGGCGAGCTGGTACTCGGTGCGCGGGATCATGTGGTTCATCACGTCGTTGACCGTGGCCCGCCACTCGTTCTGCAGATGCTGTACGCGTAGCGCCTCCGCCTTCGCTTCGCTTGGCGCGGTCGTCGACCTCCTCCAGCATCTGGTTGACGTGCTCTTGACGCTCGTCCATGCGGCGGTCCAGCTCGTGTAGGTGGCGCTCGGTGTAGGCCAAGGCGGTGTCGACCGTCCAGCCATCGCTCGGCGGGTGCATGGGCGTGCTCACAGCCTCTCCAGTGTCGTCTCTGTTGAGTAGGCAGCCACTACAAACGACGGACCTGTGCGTCGATTCTCGCCAGCATCCGGTCGAGGCGCTTCTTGTTGACCCCGACCTCGAGCGTCGTCTGCATGGTGTCGAGGTCGTGGGTGACGCGCTCGATGACCAGGTCGCCGTAGGAGCGCTCCTCGGGCGGTGCGTCCATCAGCCGGATGTGGTCGCCCTCGCGGATCGACAGCGCCAGGTGATGGTGCCCGTTGGCATCGACAACCTGCGTCGAGTCGAGCGGCAGCGAGCCGGTCACCTCGGGCAGCAGGTGCTCGGCGATGTAGGCCTTGGCCAGGATCACGGCGTCGGCCTGGGCGGTGACGCCGGCCGGCGCGTCGACGTGGAAAAACTTCTCGCGCGTGCTGCCGTCCAGGTTCGGCGGGATCGCCGGCGAGGGCTTGGTGATGACGCCGGTCGAGCCCGGCGTGATGCCGTCGGCGTGGGTCCAGGTGACCTCGCAGCCGTTGGCCAGCTCCTCGGTCTGCACACTCAGGTCGGCGGCCACCTGGGAGTAGGGCAGGCAGTAGATGCGACGGTTGTTGGCGGCCAGCCGCTCGCTGTTCCAGTAGTAGAAGACGCCGTTCTCGCGGAATCCATAGTCCCAGTCCAGCAGTGCGTCGAGCTTGCCGATGACGTCCACCCAGGTGGTGGCGTCGGGGTAGCTGAGCTGGCGCGCGCGCAGGTCGCTGGCATCGGGGAAGTCCAGCGAGGTCGGCCCCAGCCGAGCGGCCGCGTAGCGCAGGCAGTCCAGGACGGGGATGCCGTCGGCATTACCGCAGCCGGCCGCGCCGAACACCGTGATGGCATCGATGACCAGGCCGTAGGGGTCGGGCGTTGTGCCGCTGGCCGGCGCCTTGAGCTGTAGCGAGTAGCCCATCAGCGGGTTGATGAAGATCGACAGCGCCAGCCCCGTCTGCGGCGCCATGTTGGTACTGCCTTCGTAGTCGATCACGACCCCACCGTCGCCGGTGCCGATCCAGTCCCAGGTCTGAGCCTGCTCGGGCAGGCGCAGGACCACCTCCCCGGGGTCGTCGGACGGGTAGAGCTGGCAGACGATCGGCGAGGCGCCGAATATCTGCGGCGGCGCCACTCCGCTGCGGTCCAGGTATGCCTGCCACTTGGCCGCCAGCGACCCGGTGATCAGCCCCTTGGCCAGAGCCTCGCGGACCTTCTCGGGACGGGTGATGTTGAGCCCCTCGTCTGCCACGCCGGTCAGGCCGATGCCGCTGGCGAGCGTGCTGAGGACTCCCAGCATCACCGTGTTGTCGCTCTCCCGGGACGGCGAGTCGTTGGCCTTGGCATCCCAGACCCAGCCGTCGAAGTCGCCGTCGTAGTAGGTGGGACCGTAGTTGCTGACCATCGGCAGGGCCAGCAGGCGGGTGATCGTCTCGCCGCTGTAGGTCTGCCACTGGCAGATGAGTTCGAGAGAGACCGTGGCCCGCGGCAGTCCAAAGTCCGTCATGTGTATCGTCTGCCAGGCGCCGTCGCGCGACAACACGGTGAAGACCTGCGCCGCGGCGATGTAGTCGCCGAGTAAGTCGACCGCGTAGATGGCTCCCCAGTCGCTGCCGCCGCCAGCGCCGTCGCCGCTGAGGAAGAAGGACACGGCGATGTTCACAGGGAGGCCAGCCGCCAGCGCTGTCTTGAGATCAGACGGCAGCGCCATCTTGTGCGACCAGTAGGAGTAGCCGATGGTCTGATCTGGCGCCGCCGCTGGGCTGGGCTTGTTGACGAAGGTCACGGAGGGCGCGCCGTAGACGCCGCCATAGCCGCTGCCGCCGGCCGAGACGGTAACCGCCGTGACCGCGCCGTCGGTGACCGTGCAGGTCGCCGCGGCACCGCTGTAGTAGGGCGGGTAGCTGCTGATGACCACGTCGGGCGCCGAGGTGTAGCCCGAGCCACCGTTGGTCACGTAGATCGCCGTGACAGCGCCGCCCACGACCGTTGCGTTGGCCATCGCCCCCTGTCCGCCGCTGGCCGTGCCGTCGTCCTTCCACTGGAAGGCAGCCGCGCCCATGCTCGACCCCTCGGGGAACTGCAGATCGACCCAGCCCGTCGTCCACTTCGCATAGTGCTCGTTTGCCTGATGTTTGTTGGCCTGCCAGGGGTTGCCGGCGGCCAGGCCGCGCGGGTCGGCGAAGAGGTTATGGTTGGGGATCATGCCGCTGATCAGCTCGCCGGGCGACCCGGGGGCGTTGTAATCACCGGCGGCGTAAAGGTCCGCGTTCCACCGATAATGAGCGTAGACGCCGCTGATCTTGTCCTGCGTCGGGATGCCGTTGTAGAGCCGGTAGCAGATGTCGCCCCAGGCGTCTGCGGCATAGGTCGAGCCCCACTTGGCCTGGGCGACGAGCTGGCCGTCGCCGGTGGCCTGCGAGGTCTGGTCGACCGCGAAGTCGTGCTTGGGCGTCTTGGAGGGCCGCAGCCAGTTGCTCGTGTCGGAGTCGGCGAACAGGACGCGCACGGCCTCGTTGGCGGCGCCGCCGTCCATGTTGCCGCGACAGGAAACCTTGCGCATGGCATCGCTGGTGCCGATCGAGATCCCCGGGTCGGTGATCGTGCCCTCGAAGATGATCACGCCCTGCTTGATGATCTGTACGTTCGTAAACGGCGCCAGCTCGGCATACCAGCGCTGAACGAGGTAGGCCGGCAGCTCCCAGCTCGCAGTCTCGAAGCCGTACTTGCGGGGCGCGCGCGCAGACGCAGTGCTGAGCCTCGGCGCCGATGTGGCGCACCAGGCCGTAGGGCGTCGTCAGGATGATGTCGAGGTCCGTGCAGTAGCCCGGCAGGCCGGTGGGAACGGCCGGCGGCGCCGTGATGAGGAACGCCAGCGAGAGGTCGGGCGGCGCCGGCAGGCTGATGTCCACAGCGATGTCAACGAACGAGGCCTCGACTACGTCGCAGACCAGCGACACGGTCGGCACCGGCACGGCGATCGTGATGGCGATGTCGGTCGGCGCCACCAGGCCGTCGAAGAAGCCCGCCCCGAGGTCGCCTTCGCCGTTCCAGAAGCCGTCGTTCATCAGATGCCTATAATGGCGTTGACGACGAGGCTGGGCTGAACGTTGGTGTGGGAACTGGCGGCGGGAGCGGCTGTGCTGACTTCGGCCACGTTCGGTAGGTCTGCATACTTGGCCGCGCTGTTGCCGGGGTTCAAGTATGAGCTGCCTAGCGCTGTAGCGGAGATGCTGATAGCTACGGCGTGACCGTGCGCCGGTAGCCCGCTCTGTGCCGCCGACAGCGTGACGTCCGGGAAGCCCACGCTCGCCCCCAGCGTGCCGAAGTAGGCGTCGCCGGACTTGTAGGCCGCCAACACCTTGCCGCGACAGTCGGGCACGTTGAAGTGCGTACCGTCAACGGAGCCGTAGGTCGTACCGATGACCGCGAACAGTGCCGCCATCGCACCTGCCCTCAGGTAGCTGGAGCCGTCGCAGAGTACCGCCCACGCGGGTACGCTGCCAGCCGCCCCGGCGAACGGCAGGATGACCCCGGTGAGCCCGGTCGCGCCCGTCGCGCCCTTGATGTTCTCGATGAGTCCCCAGCCCATGTCAGCTCAGTTGGTAGACGTTGCCCGTCGCGGTGTCGAGGTAGAGGTCGCCGACAGCGGAGCCCGTGACGGTGCCCGGAGCCCCGCTGCCGGTGAACCACAGCGAGCCGCGAGCGCCGTTGCTACCGTTCGTGCCGTTGCTGCCCGCACTCCCGGTCGCGCCCGTGCTGCCCGTGCTGCCCGTGCTGCCCGTGGCCCCCTTGATATTGCAGACGATGGAGCCCCAGCCCGAGCCGGTCTTCGGCCCGTAGACGTCCTGCGTCGTGTTGTTCAGATACATGTCGCCGACCGTACCCAGGCCGCTGCCCGGGGCACCAGCGCCGTTCAGCCAGTTCGGAGCAGGACCGGTGTCGCCGGTGTCGCCCTTGTCGCCCTTGATGTTCGCCTGCTGTGTCCAGCCCACGATGGCCTCCTATTCGAGAACGTAGACGAGGCCAGAATCCTCGTCGAGGTAGTAGTCGCCGGGCGATGAACCCACGACGAGACTCGGCACGCCTTCTCCGCTCCACCACGTCGCTCCGCGCTGGGCGAGCGTCTGCCAGCAGGCGACGTTCGGCGGCGGGACGTCGGTGCAGTCGGCCGTGCAGACGTAAGACGATCCGCCGTAGCCGACGATGTCGTCGACTGAGTAGGCGGTCGCCGAACTCCAGGGACCGCGCCAGTTGAGCGAGCCGCCGCCCACGCCGCCGATGATCGCGCTGCGCGGGATGCTGTTGTCGTCGATGACGTGCGCCGGCAACCAGTCGCGCTTGGGCAGCACCTGCGTCTGGCGTGCCGGGTCGGTCGGGTCCTCGCCCTGGTAGCGGAACTCGTGGTAGACGCCGGGCAGGCGCGCCTCGGCATACAGGATCAGCACGGTCACGGGCACGGGCAGCTCGATCGACACCGCGATATCGACGTAGGCGGCGGCGTCGAAGGCCGCCGAGTCGAAGGCCGCCGAGTCGAAGGCGCCGCCCATAGCTCTAGCTGCCCTGCGGGATGAGGGCCGCCAGGATGCCGTTGGAGTCGCCGCCGTTGGAGTCGGCGAAGCTGAACACGCCGGTGGCGGCCGACGGTGTCAACAGGTCGCTGACAAAGACGGCCAGCTCGCCGTCCGTGCCGTCCGTGCCGTCGGCGGCGACGGACCATGACGGTGAGAAGTTCGCGATCGCCGGGTCGGTGAGTGCGCCCGAGCCGAAGGGGAAATCGTTGGCTGCGAAGATGATAGCCACCACCGGAGCGGTCCAGCCCGACAGGCCGCCGGCCGTGGACGTGGCGCCAGCCTGGCCGACAGCGGAGGGCGCGGCCGAGTCGTAGAACGCGGCGCAGCAGGCGCTGCAGCGCTGGTTGCCGGTGCCCGTGATCTCCCAGCCCGAGCCCGCCACGTCGTCGGCGTTGGCGATCCTGTAGAGCAGATGGACCTTCAAGTTGTTGTCGTCGTCTGCGACCAGGCTCGTCCAGTCGTCCGGCAGGCCCATGCCGCCGTTGAACTTCATGAACATCGCCATGATCATCACGTCGCCGATTGTCAGGCCGTCAGGCTTGGCGACGGTGTTCGTGCCGCCACTGGAGCTGAAGCTCGGCGCACCGACGCTGCGCAGCGTCGGGCGCTCGTCGGGAGGCGAGTAGTAGGGCACGAGGAACGCCGTGCCTGGCAGCGTGACGTATCCCAAGGGCGCGTCGGGCAGCGCGGCGGCGGCGCCGGCAGCTCCCACGGTTGTGCCCGTCACTGCGCCGGACAGGTCGATCATCGCAGCGTCGATCGCGCCGTCGTCAACGTCGTGGTCCGCGTTCCACTTCGGGCCGTCGACCTCGGTCTCGTCAGAGCTGGCAGACTTCTCGCTCTCGAAGTCGTGATGGACGCTGGGCATGGACAACCCCCTCAGCTCGTCGGCGGCGAGAAGACCAGGTCGCCGGCCGGGATGCGCAGCGCGCCGCCGGCAGCGACGGTCACCGGGCTGGCCAGCACGTGGTACCAGACGCGGTTCGCCTGGCCTGTAGACAGCGGGAACGCCTCGACGGCCACCACGTCGTCTGACCAGTCCGAGGTCGCCGCCGAGAACACGATGTCCGAGGCGTTGACCCAGTTGCCGTCGACCATGACCATCAGCGTCGCCGGGCTGATCATGGCGCGCGCATAGCCGGGGTCAGAGCCGACGAGCAGCTCTGTACCGACCGCCTCGTCTGTGGGCACCGCACCGGTGTCTGCCGCCAGGTAGAGGGTGGCCGGCGGGTCGTATGGCGCCGCGGCGGCACCGGCGGCGAACAGGTCTGCGATGACAGCGGGGTCGAGTGGCATAGCGTGTCCTCCTAAGCCTTCCAGCCCCACGCGAGCGGGGCGTAGGTGACAGAGACGACCGCCGTGGTGGTGGGCGGGTCGACGATGGCCAGCAGACAGGGTGAGTCCAGCGGGCAGGTGAGGCCGTTGCCGACCGTCTGGCCGGGGTGTGAGTTGGCGTTGGCGCCGAATACCACGACGCTCGGGTCGAGCATGTCCCAGGCGCTCACGCACGAGACGTCGACGGGCACCACGAACAGGTGCCACAGGTGCGCGGTGCCGGCGCAGACGTAGACCTTCAGCACCGTGCCGCCGTCTGAGTCGAACTCGCCGAGGTCGTAGAGCCTCGTGATGCCGTTGGCGATCGGCGTCCGCTGGTATGCCTGCGTCGAGTCGTCCTGACCCATGCCGACCACCGTGTTGGTGTCCTCCGACTCGAAGTAGGCCAGCACGCGGAAGCGCCCGGCGATGTCCACCGTGCGCTGGTAGATCTGACCGGGCCCGTGGTCCACGTCGAGCACCGTCGAGTAGTCGGCCAGGCGCGAGCCGGCCGGGCAGATGGCCAGCACGACGTTCTTGGCATAGCCGGCGCCGCAGTCCAGCGAGACGGTCAGCGGCGCCGGCAGGTCGCCCTCGAGGTCAACGTCGGAGAGGCTCAACATGGCCACCCAGGTCACCGACCCCGGAGCCAGGTCGATCGCCTCGCCGGCCGTGCCGAACGGGCTGGTGCGCAGCGTGATCGTGGTGTCGTAGGCACTACGCTTCTCGACATCGGTCGACTCGCGCTGGGCCAGGACGGGGTCGCTGGTGAGGATCTCATACGAGGTCTCGGGGGCGCCGGCGTAATCCAGCGAGTCGATCAACTGGTAGGTGCCGCTGGGCGCCGTGAGCACCGCGTTGAGCGCCGCGATCTTGGCCGCCATGTCCGACGGCGAGCTGCCCAGCATGCGGATCGGCCACTGCCACTCGACGATGGCGTTCTGGATGTTGGCCACCTGGTTGTCCGTCAGCGCGTAGGGGTTCTGACGCACGATCAGCTTATGCTCGAGCTTCCGCGTCACCTTGTCGATCACCATGTAGCCCGAGGCTGGGTTGCGAAAGTCTATCGGCCCCATCGTCAGGTTGCTCATCGCTTGCTCCCATGCGCGGCGGTGTGGAACATCTCACCCAGGTAGGGCGCGGTTATCTCAGCGAGCTGACGGCCGACCTGGGCGCTGGGAGCACCGATGACCAAGGCGCCCTCCAGGTGCAGATGCAGATGGGTATCGCCGCCGCCGCTGGTGCCGCTGGTGCCTGAGCCCGATCCCGAGGATCCCGCCGGCGTGATGTCTATCCTTTCGCTGCCCGACTCGCCAGCGCCGAACAGCGTCGGCCGGTTGACCATGAAGCTGCCGCCCGCAGCGTGACCGCCGCCCCAGTTCCTCGAGATCCAGGACACGGCCTCCGTCGACCACTTGACGGGAGCCTGCTGTAAGCGCTCCTCGAACTGGAGGCCGTACCCACTGATGCCTGGATTGTTTACCGCGTTCTGCTTGTTCGAGGCATTGATCGCGGCCATGGACTGCGGACCACCGGGCTTGCCGTAGCCCGGCAGGGTGCTCCACCGCGCAACCTCGTTCTTGTTCTGGGCAGCCGTCTGGTTGAAGCCCTTAACGGCGTCCTGGTACTGCTTGAAGGCGTCTTGAGCCTGGCGCCAGGCCTTCTCGATCTCGTAGATGCCAATCACGACGACGCCAATCGCCGCCGGGCCGGCCAGGGCGGCCAGGCTCGCCCCGAACCCCCTGGCCGCGATGGCCGCCCTGCCCAGAGCCCCCGTCTCGCCCTGCGTGGCGATCGTGGCTCGGCCCATGGCAACAGCGTCGGTGTTCTGGGCAAAGGTGAGCTGGCCGGTGGCGGCGGCCTCTTCCTTGGTGGCCACGGTGTTCGCATTGATCCAGGGGATCTGACTCTTCTGAATGGCAAGCTGGGTCTCGACCTTGCGGATCTCGGCGTCTTGCGAGTATGCCAGGTCGTTGGTCGAGGCGGTCTGCTCCTGGGTGGTGGTCTTGAAGCGCTTCAACCACGAGATCATGTCGGTGACCCAGTGCAGGAAGGAGACGCCGCTCTTCATCGCCGTAACCAGCGAGTTGCCCACCATGGCGATGCCGCCGGCCATGAGCAGGACCCCGGGGGTGAAGACCAGGATCGCCTTGACTGGTCCTGGCAGCGCGTCGAGGATGCTCAACCCCAGGTCCAGGACCTTGAACGCCTTAGTGGCATCCGGGGCTAAGGTCTTGCCCAGGTTGACGGCGAAGGCCTCGACCATCAGCTTGGCACCGAGCAGGGCCGCGGTGAACTGGTTGGCGGTATCCAGATCCTTCTGCGAGAAGATCAGCCCCATGCCCTTGACGCGCTGGTTGATGTCGTCGAGCTGCTTCTTGCTAGCCGCCAGCCAGCGCAGGAAGTCCTGCGACTGAGCGCCGCGGCCGAACAGGGCAATGATGTCGGCCGTCTTCTGGGCACTGGCCGGCAGCTCGGACAGGCGATCGCGGACCTTCTCCAGCATCGTGTCGGCGTTCATCGCCTTGAGCTGAGCCACCGAGAAGCCGATGTTGCGGAAAGCGGCCTCCATCGCCCCGCCTGGCGAGCCCTTCATGCTCATCGAGCCGATGGCAGCCTCGTAGTTCTTGCTGAGGCGGGCGATGACGCGCCCCACCGTGTCGCCGTTGACGCCCAGGGCTTTGAACTGCCCGACCAGCTTCGAGGACTCCACGGCGGTGAGGCCAGTGATCCTCTGGATCTGAACGACCGTCTGCGCGTACTTGTCGTAGACGTCGAGCGCCAGGCCGGCGGCCACCGCCACCATACCGAAGCCGCCGGCCATCAGCCCTAGACCCATGCGCCCCTCGGCGACCCAGGCCTCTTGGGCGGCGGCAGCACCCTTGGTGGCACCAGTGACCTCGGTGATCGCGGCGACCGCGCCGGTGGCGTTGCCGGTGATGACGATGCGCAGGGATGTGATCAGCTCGTTCACGGCTTCAGTTCGAGCGACCTCGCGATGTAGTCACGGTCACGGACGTCGATGTCGGCCACGCACAGGTAGCCCTCGCGCGGCAGCAGCGACACCTTGGGCTCAAGGAAGGACTCGGCGACCATCCAGTCCATGAGCAGCTCCAGCATCTCGGGCTCGAGGACATCCGTCAGGTGGCCCATCTGCTCGCTGCTCAGGCCATTCAGGGCCTGGCGCAGCCGCGGCGGGATGCGCCCAGTGGCCGTCAGATACATCGACGGTGGCGCCGAGACGCGAGCCACGGCACCCGAGGGCAGCTCGAGGATCAGGCCAGGCAGGGCCTTGGGCCACTCGTCAGCCGGGGTCGGCGTCAGCGGCGCTTCAGGTTCAGGCTTCGGCTTGGGCGTCCTCGGGGCTGCCATTGACTGCTCCTCTCGTCGGGCTGTTGAAGGTGGTCGGTGCTTCCTCGCCGGCCATGGCCTGGGCCGCCACCAGCAGCGCGTCGCGGCTGGCGCGGTTGAGGGTATCGGCCAGCAGGCCGTCGAGGCCGATCTCGCGCGCCGGCGTGGTCTTCCAGAACAGACACTGCTGGGCGAAGTCCATGCCGTCGGGCGAGTGAGCGAAGGCGGCCAGTGCCCAGGTGGCGGCAGCGAAGACGGCGTCGGTGCGCGCGCTCTCGATGTCCATGGTGCGATCGGACCAGGCCGTGCGCGCCACGCCGATCATTGAGCCGTCGCCGGACAGCAGAGCTGCCCGCGACGGCACTTCGAGGTCGAGCGTCGCCCCGTCTGGCCACAGCTCGACGACCATCAGGACGCCCAGGTGGTATAGCTCGACACACCGTTGACCAGCACGACGCTAGCGTAGAGGCCGCTGGCGGGTGCATAGCGCGACTCCCAGGTCCACTTGCCCTCGCGCCGGCGCTCGGCCTGGATGGCGTCGCGGGCGACGGTCAGGAGCTGGCAGCCCGGGACCTGGACCCAGACCTTAGGCACGTACTCCGTCTCGCCGATCGGCACACGATGCACGATCTTGACCGTGGCATTGAACTGCGTGCCGGCCAGCAGGGCGGCCCAGTCGGCGGCGGCGATCGTAGCCTTGGCGATCGTACCGTCGATGGCCGGCAGGTCGGCGGCGCCGTTCTTGTACCAGATGTCGGTCGGGAACAGCGAGCTGTAGACCGGGCTGAATATCTGCTCGACGGGGCTCTTGATGGCGAAGTCGAACTCGCGCGTGAGCGCGGTGCCGTCCAGCCAGGAGAGTACCATGTCGCCGCGACGGAAAGGCGGCACCATGTCGATCACCGGCACCACCGAGGGATCGGCCTGGTCGGCAAGGTAGCAGCCCAGGGTTGTAACCTCGGCCAGCATCGCGCCGTCGGTCTCCCAGGTGAAGGCCAGCTCCGAGGCGCCGAAGCCGGTGCCTTTGCGGTGGACACCGTCGCCCGAGCACATCTGCATGCGGGCGGTACGCGGCTCGGTCGCGTTGGCGAAGGTGAAGGTGTGCATATAGCATCCGATGGGCACGGGCACGGCGTCGGGATCCACGACCAGGGCACCGTCGCCGGGTACCGTGACCACGTTGCCCATCGCCCAGGCCAGCAGGAAGCCCAACACGTCGGGCTTGACGTGCAGCTTGCCGAGCTTGACCTCGGGCTCGTACTTGCCGGCGCCGAGGTGTGGCATGCGCGCCATCATGCCCTGGATCAGGCTGAGCTGCTCCAGCGGCATCATCTTGTCTTCGTCGCCCACTGACGCCAGGGCCGGGAAGACCGTATGGGTGCTCACTGGGTTCGTGCCGCCCTCGTTGTTGACGGCTTCCTCAAGCGCCAGCTCGAGGTATGGTCCGATGCCGGTCACTGGGTCATCACTCCTTCCTGCGGTTCGTCGGGGTCGGTTGTCGGCTCCGGGATGTTGTTGGCACGTGCCGGCCGCTTGGCCGGTCCTGCGTCGCGCTTGATGCCCATCTGCGCCTGGAGGCGTTCGACCTCCGCGTCGGCTTCGGCGCGCGTCGCGTGGACGCCGGGCTGTCCGATGACGTGGTACGGCATGACTCACTCCTCTCAGACGTTGGGGTCGGGGTACTCGTACATCGTGGTCACGAACAACATGGGCAGGTCCGCAACCAGGCTCGATAAGCTGGCGATCGTCTGCAGGGGTTTGGCCCAGGCCGTCTCGGTCCAGATCGTGTGGCCACAGTCCATGGCCTCGGTGTTGCCCAGCAGCTCGAAGACCAGCAGCTCCCAGAGCTGAAGCTGCAGCGTCAGGTCCTCGGGACTTGTGCCCTGGCAGACCACGTCGACCACGAACGTGCGCTGGTCCTTGTACTCGTCCTGGATCGAGTGATTCAGCATCTTGGCCGGGTAGGGCACGATGCAGACCGTCGGATACGACGGGCACTTGAGCGGCAGCCGCAGGTAGTTGAACCAGGCGTCATCCTGGGGCACCCTGAACCCTGGCCCCGGGGGCAGCAGGTCGGGGTATTCGCTGGTGACGTAGGCGATCAGCTCGGCGACCTTGGCGCCGACGCCAGCGCGCAGTACCGCCATGGCCTGCTGCACCACCGCGATCTCGCCTGCGCGCGCACGCGGGATCGGAGCGTCGGGGGCGGGCCCACGGTTGAAGATGACCTCGGCCATCACAGCTCTCCGTAGGTCGAAGGTACGTCGGCGGCAAAGCCGGCGGCGCCACCGAAGCCGAAGGCGTCACGCACCGTGGCGTAGCTCCAGGCATGGAGCAGCTTGCGCCAGTCGTTCGCCCACTCGATGGATGGTCGCATGATCGGTCGCTTGGGCCGCTGGGGCTGATCCTTGCGCCCGTAGGCGAAGACCATGCCGACTACGGCGTGCTCCCACTCGGGATCCATGCCGAAGGTCGCGGCGTGCGGTGCGAAGGCCTCCATCCAACCCTCGCCAGCGCCGGTCATGGCCGACCGCGTGGCGGTGGTCAGTACGCCCTTGGGGAGTCCCAGATCCTCTTTGAAGCGGGCGTAGTCGGGGTCGAGGTAGTCGGCCCATCCCGGCCCCGAGACATCGCCCTCGCTCATGAACTGCTCGCGCATCTCGACCTTAAACAACTCGGCCAGGGCCGGCCAGAACAGGCTGAAGTCGTCGATCGAGACGGCCCAGCGATTCAGCTCGCCGCGGAAAACCTCAAGCGGTGGGTCCCACCACTCGGTAAAGTCGAAGGCCGCGCCGGCGCCAGGGGGAGCGATCGGGTCACTCACAGCCCGCTCCTTGAGCCGCCGCCGGCCTGGGGAACGTCGACCTGCTTGGCCAGCGGCAGGATGATCGGCCGCGGCGCGATCTCTACCGGAGCCGCATCGCGAGCGTTCTTCAGAGACTCGATCTCCGCGAGCTGCGATTCGTCCTGAGTGCCCACGTCACCACCTCGTGTCGCGGCAGACCCAAGGCCGCTCGCGACGGTGCTCGCCGGCCCAGCCGTTGATGTTGACCAGGCGGTCGGTGTCCTCGGCCGTGTCTGGTCCCAGGAATCCTTTGTCGATGTTCACGAGCTGCGCCTGGTAGCGCGTCTCGTAGAACTTGGCGGCGCCCTTGTCGGCGCCCACACCTTCGTCGACCGGGAACGCCAGCTTGTAGATGCCGGCGACGGCGCCGTTGGCGCAGACCATCGTGAGGAAGTTGAGCGCCTCGGGGTCGCAGATGGGCAGAGCGTAGTTGTGATTGCGCAGGTGCGAGTCGATGTCGGCGGTCACGGACTCGATGGCGCCCTGGGCCATGGCCGTCGTGATCTGCGACCCGGTGTCGTTGACCGGCACCATCGGCGACAGCGGCAGATCGGCGATCTCGCAGTATCCCATCTCTCTCCTTTGGCGGGGCCGGCCCGCCTGCCCGGGCCGGCCCCGCGCCCCTCAGACTTACGGTGTATTCACCCAGCCGAGGATGTCGGTGATCAGGTACATGGCGCCGCCGATCGTCTGCTTGGTGTCGTAGTAGTCGACCGACTGCACGATCGTGCTGTTGGACTGGTCCTCCTGGTAGGTGCGGGTCGCGAAGCGACCGCCCAGAGGTGTCCAGACGAACTGGCGCATCGGGCAGATGATGCGCTCGGCGAAGGGGCCCGTGCGGGGGTCGATGTAGGCCACGCCGCAGACCGGCCCCCAGATGTCCACGATGTTCGGAGGCACATCGTTGCCCGAGCCGTCCTTGGCGCCCTCCGGTGTCAGGTCGACGACGCCGGTGCCGACGAGCACCTGGCCGTTGGGACCCAGGTGGAAGGCGTTGAGCAGGACGTCCATGGGGATGATCGCGCCCGGCACGGTGTACTTGAGCCGATCGAGCACGAACGGGTTGTTGTAGAGCGCCTGCAGCGCCGGCCAGTTGATGAAGACCGTGTTCGGCACCTTGCCGGTGGCGGCACGCACGGCCTTCTTGCCGGTGTTGACGTCGAGGAACGGGTTACCCGCGCTGGCGATGTCGGGGTCGTCCCAGTAGCCGCTCGCCTCGGTGTTACCCCAGAGAGCGGTATCCTGAGCCACCTCGGCGACCTGGCACTCCGCTTCGAGGCGGAGCTTGTCGACGCAGATCGAGGCGTTCTCCTGTTCCGGCGTGATGACGGCGTCCGCGTTGGACGGCATCTCCCAGCCGATCTTCTCCTCCCAGCCGTAGGCGCGCGCGGCGTAGAGGTCTGTGGTCGCCCGGAAGGGCCGACCGCGGCTGAAGGTGCCGGCGATCGCGCGGGCGGTGTTGCCACGACGCAGGTGCTCGGTGTCGCCGATCCAGTACACGTCGCTCTGGTTGTTGACCATGATGGGTGGAGCGATCTGGTCGGCGATGAAGTCCGCGGGATCCTGCGCGTAGGACATCGCGAACTGGGTGAGCGCCTCGTTGACGTGGTAGAGCGCGAGGTTGCTGGGGATGTTGGCTACCTGGAACGGCATGTCTCACACCCCCCTTAAGCCGAAGCCGTCTTGCCGCCGATGGCAACGGCGGAGACGAGTCCGGTTGTGGTGGCGCCTGTCGCCTTGGCGGTGACGGCCGTGAACTGGAACACGGTGGCCGCACCTGCCACGACTGCATAGGCCTGGCCGTCGTCGGCCGCCAGCGGGTCGCCGATGGCGACGACGCCGTAGGCCAGGACGGAGACGACCGGCGCGAGGATCGCGACCGGCACGAGGGCAAGCGCCGACGCGGCGGCCAGCGCCACGCCGATCACGGTCCCGGTGGTGTAGGGCGCGACCTCGCCGGCCGTGCCGAGCTGGACCGGCTGTCCCTTCACAAGCGGAGCTGAAGCGACGAAGTCGGCCTGGAACGGCCCCACGACGGCCTTGCCGATCTGCGACAGGACCTCCTGGTTGGCCGTGCCGCTGACCAGCGGCTGGGTCGCCACGGCGTCGAACGGCAGCCCTTCGGCGACGAGCTGGAAGGCGCCGGCCGAGTTGATGGCCAGCGGATCGCCCGCCTCGATGGAGCCGGCGATCGCCGTGACGTACGCGTCCATGGGCGTTCCGATCGGCCAGAAGGCCCCCTGGAACCCCTGCGGGATGTCGCGCGTGGCGACACCGTGAAACGAGCCCGCCGCGGCCGGGATCACATGGACGTGACCGTCGGTGGCAGGCACGATCTGGATACCCGTGTACTGCTGAATGTCGGCATCGGCGATGCACTCTAGTTCAGCAACCCACGCGGTGTGTGCTCCCACTGTCTCTCACCTACCTTTGTGCTTCTTCGTCGTGTCGATGATCCGGGCGGTCAGACCTTGCCGGACCTGGTGGCCTGCTTGAAGGCCTCGTCCAGGGTCGGGTCGGCCCGCCGTTCGGCGAGCTGAGCCGCCGCGATCTCCCTGTGAGTGGCGGGGCGACCGAGGTTCATGGCGTCGATACGGGCCTGCGTGCGCTCGGCCAGCTTGAGGGCCGGGCTGTCCTTGGCCTCCCCAGTCGCAGCGGCCGAGCCGCCACGTTCGAGGACCTCCTGGGACTCGCCCTCGCCCAGTGCCTTGCCGGGCGTCACGACGGCCGGGGCCGCCATGCGCTCGTCGACCTCGGCCAGGAACAGCTCGAAGTCCACGTCGGCCAGGCGAAGCAGGCGGTCCTTGCTGGCGGCCGTGATGTGGCCGTCGGCCAGGCCGGGGGCGATCTTCGCCTCGGCTTCCGCGTGCTTCTGGGCCTTCTCGACGTCGGCCAGCTTGACCCGCAGCTCACCGTTCTCGGTGACGATCTTGCGGACCTCGGCCAGCACGAGGGCTTCGTCCTCGGTGTTCGCGAGCTTCAGCTCGCGTGCGATCGTCTTCAGATCCATGTTCGTTGCACCTCTCTCTCTGGCTAACTCGGAACCCTCGGTAACCTGGGCGCCCTTGGTCTCGCTCTTCGCCGGCGGCGAACTGGAGGCCAACGTGACGGCCGTGGATGCCGGGTTCGGGTCGCTCGCGCTGATGGGTTGATAGATAGTGACTCGCTCGACCTCGACGGGCGTGCCGAGGGTGATCGAGTCGTCGGCGTTCTGCACGTAGGCCGCACGCAGCAGGCCGGCGCTGCCGCCGACCACCTCGCCCGAGCCGGTCTCGTAGATCACCCAGTCGGGACCAAAGTCCACGACCCAGTATCCCGATCCCAGGGCGGCTTCGAGGGCGCTGCGCAGGTCGTTGTAGCTGCCGTCGGCCAGTTCGAAGTCGGCCAGCGCCAGGCTCATCGCCTTGGCCGGCTTGATGGCGTCGGCGGTGTCGAGGATCTTCGGCATCATGGTCAACACCGGGGCGTTGCACATGGTGCCCGAGAGCAACACGTTGAGGATCTTCTCGCCCGAGTTGGGGTCGACCACGGAGTCGATCTCGACCGAGTGGTAGGCGTACTCGCCGCTGTTGAGCTTCTCGGCACCGAGATCGGTGAGCTGCACATCGCTGACGAGTGCCTGGCCGCCGTCCTTGGTGTCGGCCAGGTAGAGCTTCTTGTACCAGCCGGCCGCCGGCGCGCCCTTGTCGTGGCGCCCCGAGGAGTCCATCACGGGCTCAACGCCGGCGGCGCCGGCGTTGAAGTGGTCGATGACCTCCTGGGCAAGTTTGAGGTCCAGCTCCAGGGGGCCGATCTTCTTGTCGTACTTCTTCGAGTGGAAGACCCCGATCGGGAACACCATCACCGGGATCACGTCGCCGCCCTTGACGGCGTCGGCCAGCTCGATCCTGTAGGACTGCGCCAGGGTCCCTTCGAAGCGGCGCTTCGCACCGACGTTCTTGTCGATCGCCATCAGGCCGCCTCCGCGTAGCTGTAGAAGACCGCACAGCGGCAGGCCTCGCCGCCGGCGCAGTCAGGATTCGGCACCCAGCCAGCGGCTTCGTCGAGGTCGGTCGTGATGGTGCCGTCCATCGCCCTCGCACTCGTCGCAGGTCGTCGAGTCGAGGATGGTCGAATACTCCGCTTCGCTGATCACATCGCGCTGGGCAGTACTCTGCGTTGATACCACTGCT